CTTTAAACCACCAACAGTAAAACCAAAAGATTGGGACATGATAATAAACCCATTGATGAAGAACCACGAACCAATAGATCCACCAGAAGGTGTGACTACACAGGATCAATTACAGAATCATTTAGAAGAATATTGTTTAAATAGACAAGTATCAACAGACAAAAATGATCTTAAAAAAGGTGGTGTGTGGACCAGCGAAGGTAATCACCATTTTGTTTTTGATAGGTTTTACAATCAGTTTTTAATTAGAAAACGTTGGGATGTGCCATACTCACGTACAGCGCAAATGTTAAAAGAAACATGTAATTGTGATGACAAACGTATTGGTAAGGAAAGAATTTCTGTTTTTGTAGTTAAACAGTTTGACAAAAAAGAAGATGATTACAATCAAAAAGAATTAAAACCTAAGGATATATTTTAATGCAAATGAAACAATATTATTGGTGGTGGGAAAAAATTGTTAATAAAGATCAAATTAAAAAAATAAATAAATGCAAACCAATTGTTGGTAAAAATACAGCAGCACTTGTTAAACAAAGTTCTAAAGTTGTTTTTCTTCCTTACAAAAAAATAAAAAAAAATTTAAATAATGCGGTAGAACATTGTTATCACAGCAATACAAATAATTTTGGTTATACTTTGTTTAGTTTTACAAATCAGTACGTACATCACAATACTTATTCAAGTAAAAATAAAGGACAATATGATTGGCACGTAGATGCAAATGATGATTTTACATATGATGTAAAATTTACAGTCATTATAAATGTTTCAGAAAAGAAATATGAAGGAGGAAAATTTATGATATACAATGGTAGTAAAAAAGTTCACGTAGTGCAATTAGATAATCCTGGAGCTATGTTGATGTTTAGATCTAATTTATTACACAAAGTAGAACCAGTTACAAAAGGAGAAAGAAAAACTTTAACTATTTTTTTGTTAGGACCAAATTTTAAATGAAAACAATTGTATTAGGACCACCAGGCACAGGTAAAACTACAACTTTATTAAATAAAGTTGATGACTATCTTAAACAAACTGATCCTGATAAAATAGGATACTTTGCATTTACGCAGAAAGCTGCACACGAAGCAAGAGATAGAGCAATTAAAAAATTTAATCTAACAGAAGATGATCTTCCATACTTTAGAACGCTACACTCTTTAGCATTTAGAAAATTAGGATTAAAAAAAGATCAAGTCATGCAACCCAGACACTACAAAGATCTAGGTAAGAAGTTAGGTTTTCCTGTAACGTACGCTGATTACCAAGAAGATCAAGGTGGTATCTTTACATCTGATAGTGAGTATCTACGAATCATACAACTAGCACAGTTACGAAACATTACACCAGAACAACAGTTTGATTTACAAGAACACACGCAAGATTTGGAAAGAGATCAACTTAGAATTATACACAACGAGTTAGCAAGATATAAAAAAGAATACAACTTAATAGATTTTAACGACATGATTTTAGATTTTACAAAATCAGATAAGTCACCAAAGTTTGATGTAGTATTTATAGATGAAGCACAGGATTTATCACTTATGCAGTGGGACATGACACGATCTATTTGGAATAAAACAAAAGATTCTTTTATTGCAGGTGATGATGACCAAGCAATATTTAGATGGGCTGGTGCAGATGTAGATTCTTTTATAGCATTAGAAGGACAATACCTACCACTAACACAATCTTATAGAATACCGGCTAAAGTGCATGGTTTAGCCATGGGTATAATAAATAAAATTAGAAATAGAATAGATAAGACATGGGAACCTAAAGTTAATCAAGGACAACTACATAGACATTTTGATATAGACAGCATAGATATGTCAAGAGGTGATTGGCTAGTATTAAGTAGAACAAGACACATGCTAACAGACATAGAAGAATCTTTGTATCGACAAGGATTATATTATGAAAACAGATACAAACGCAGCAGTGAAAAAGAATTACATCAAGCAGCTACATCATGGGAACACTTACGACAAGGTCAATTAGTATCTTACAAAGAAATAGAAAACATAATTAAATTTATAGGACCAAAACATTGGCACGCTAAAAAAATAAAAGGTATGGCTAAAGGATCTTTTTATGGAATGGATCAGCTCGTAAACGATTATGGGTTGCAAGTTAAAACAGTTTGGTATGAAGCATTTGACAACGCAGGGCAAACTAAGGTAAACTATCTACGTAAGATGAGAAAGAATGGAGAAAAATTAAACGAAAAACCTAGAATAGAATTATCTACAATACATGCAGCTAAAGGTGGAGAAGCAACAAATGTTGTGTTGTTAACAGATCTTACAGAAAATACTATGCGAAGTTATGAAAGAAATCCTGATGACGAGAATAGATTATTTTATGTGGGTGCAACACGAACAAAAGAAAACTTACATATAATAGAACCAAAGAAATATGAAAAAGGATATATGATATGACACACAAAGATATATTTAAAGGATCAACATACAATTCTTTAGAAGAACAGGTAGGCGGGAAGCACTACCGCTCGATGAAAATTCAACCTGCAGAATTTATAAATGAAAACAAATTACTTTTTGCAGAGGGTAACGCTATAAAATATATTTGTAGACATCAATCTAAAGGAAAAGCACAAGACATTAAAAAAGCAATACATTATTTAGAAATGATACTTGAAAGGGATTACGATGCAGATACCTCTATTTAAACCACAGACAGAGTGGTTACCACCTGAAAATTTTCCAGACTTATCTAAGTATGATGAGATTGCAATTGACTTAGAAACTAAAGACCCAGAACTTATGAAGATGGGATCAGGTTCTGTTGTAGGTAAAGGTGATGTTGTTGGAATAGCTGTAGCTGTTGCAGGTTGGTCCGGTTATTATCCGATTGCTCATGAAGGTGGTGGTAATATGAGTCGAGCAAAAGTTTTAAAATGGTTTCAAGGTGTATTAAATACGGCCGCAGATAAGATCTTTCACAACGCCATGTATGACGTGTGTTGGATAAAAGCGCTAGGTTTAAGTGTCAGCGGTAAAATTGTGGACACGATGATAGCATCGGCCCTTGTTGATGAAAATCAAATGCGCTATGACTTAAACAACTGTTCTAAAAGATACACTGGTAAAACAAAAAATGAAAGTGATTTATATGCAGCTGCAAAAGATTGGGGTGTTGACGCCAAG